CCAAGATATGCAAGTCCTGTAACAATTGTTGCATTTGGATCTGTAACTGTAATCTTATTGTCGTTCATGAAAAATACACCAGTTGAAGCTGTATCTATAGCAACTCCAGTAACTAATGCTGTTCCGCTACATGCAATAGATAAATCATTTATACGTTGAAGTGTGACTTCTCCTCCGTCAGCTACTCTAAAAGCTCCTTTTTGAGCTGTTCCACCACCATTGCCTGTATGAGAATAATTAACTCTACCAATGGTAATTTTTAAGTCTCCAGCTCCTGTTATTGATCCTACGGCTGGTTGAATTGCAGCCGCAATATCTGTAGCACACTTCATTTCTAAATAACATTCTTTAAAGGTACAACCGCCTGTAGAACCTTGAACTGTATTAATAGCAGTAGTTGCTGCTGTACATTTTATTCCAAAATATTTGTATTGGATACCTGTAAATGTTGCAAAATCAACAACATTTGCGTCTGCTTGTGTGATAATTACTGAATTTGTCTTTCCTTCTGCAATCATTGTGACATTATTAGCTGCGTGAGTAACTGTTTCGTTGTAGCTTCCAGGATACACTAAAATAGTATCTCCTTCTGCTGCTGCTGTTACCGCTGCCTGTATTGTAAGTTTTGCATTACTAGGCGTTCTACCATCATTAGCATCGCTTCCGTGCTTTCCAACATATAGAATATTATCATGATCAGTTACTAATGTTCCTGCTTCTGCAAAGTCTAAATTACCTGCTCCGTCTGTTGCTAAAACATAGTTAGCTGTGCCATCTGCTATGGGAAATTCATAAGCATTAGCGAATTTAACTGCTGCTGTTGTATTGTCTACTGCTATCGCTGTCGTTCCGCTGCTTGGGTCTGATGATGTTGTTAGTTTCCAAATATCTGAATCTGAATTATCTGGTCCCATTGCATAAAATAATGTGCCTTGAATCTCCCAACTTACAAAACCATCTGCTCCTAATGGAGGAACTGATATTAGTAGGTTCGCTGTTGAAGCGATATCTGTATCTGTGTTATTTACCGAGAGGGTTACTGGATTAGCCGCTGTTAAATTACTGAAGGTAAATCCTGAATTATACGCTATATTAGCAAATGCTGGGTTTGCCCCTGTTCCTCCTACTAAAAGCTGTCCTGTGGTGCCTGCTGCGGTAGATTCAATTGCTGCATTAGTTCCCTTTGATATCATTACGCCTTGTGCTGTCTGAACACCAAGTTTGGCTTTTAAAGAAGAGGGGTTAACAACGTGATAATCTGTTTGTGTTCCGTCAATTACTTCTGCGTCTGTACAAAGCTCAACTACTCCAGTTGCAATAGCGGTAGAATTTAATCCTGTTACTGTTACTGTATTTCCTGGGCCGTGTCCATTAACTACTAATCCATTTGTACCTAAGAAATTTACTTGTCCTGCCGCATCTGGATCTACTGCTGGCAAGCCATCGTCTGTTAATATAGATTGAATACCGCCAAATGTAGCTGCAACTTTTACAAAGCCATCTACTACTGTGAAATCAGCACTATCGAAAGAGGCAACGCCTTTAGTAGCTAGTAATGCTGTAGCTCCAGAAGTTGCTGTTGCTGCTGTTATTGTTATTGTGTTTCCAGCACCGCTTGTAGTTATTCCGTTTGTGCCTAATATATCTAAAATATTAAGCGCTGGTGTTGCGTTCCCTGCGTCTGCTGTAAAAATAGTGGGGACAGCTGGAGGTACTGTTTCAGTATCAACAAAATCCATATCACCAGTAATCGCATTGTATCTGTAGCCCATTGATATCTCCTATGAAAATGTGTAAGTTAGGTATGCTGTCCAAGAAAAAATAAAATCAGCAGAAGGTATGCCACCAGTTTGCGGCCATTCTACAGATGTTACACCTTGGTTTGCATCGTAAGTTATTTTTCTGATTTGCCATTTCTCGTCACCATCAGCAACACCAAGTTTTGACCTAGCTAGATACGTTGGGTTTCCGTTAGAATCGTTTACAGCTCGGTATTCTACCTCAGAATTTTGAACAATAAATTCTCTTCGGTCATTCGCTCCATACTTAAATGGTCTGTTTATTCCACTAGACATTTTTTCCTCACATGGTTAAATAAGGGCATATTTTTTTTAAAATACACCCTCAATATTTATCTTATGATTGTCTTATTATAACGTAATCCACTGAAGTAACATCCGTGATCGCTGCAACTCCTGTATTATCATAAGCTGCTATAACAAAACTTGCTCCAGCATTTATTGTTGTCAAAAGATGACCCATAGCAGGTGATCCATTAAGTGCGTATCTAGTAACAAATATTCTATCTGTAGCTGCGATATTTATATTAGCAACTGTTACAGTACCAGCAACTAAAGTAGCTCTACCGATAAAGTCAGTAACCGCTCCACCATTCATTTGTAGATATGTAGCTACATTTGCTAGAGCTAAGTTACCATAAACATTAACTCCGCCAGATCCCGCTTTAAGATCAAGAGTAGCTGTAGTGTTTTCTGTACCCACTGTTATAGCGTTTGCTGCTGCGCCAGTACCAACATTAATAGTTTTAATGCCTGTAGAAGCTGCCGCATTTATTGTTTGTGCTCCAGTTCCACCAGCAATTGTCATTGTACCAGTGTTAGCTCCAGTTCCACCAAAGTTGATAGTTCCTGAAGTTGTTGTTGGGGCAATAGTATAATCACTTGTTGCCGCACCATCTAAACTAAAGTTTCCAGTACCGCAAAGTAGTGTCATAGCTGCTGCACCAGAAGCTGAACCAATAGTAACTAAGTTAGCTACTGCTCCTGTTGCTATTCCAACAACTTTAGCCGCTGTCGCTCCGCCTGCTATATTAACTGTAGTCGCTCCTTCTCCGCTTCCGATCTCAACAATGTTGATTCCATCAGAATCTCCAAGAGTCATAGTACCAGTTTGGCTTGTTCCACCAATAGCAATAGTACCAGTAGTTGTTGAAGCTCCAACTGTATAAGTTGTAGCTGCATTACCATCTAAAGTAAAGTTTCCTGTTCCTGCTTTAAGATCTAATGAAGAAGCTCCTGTTGCATCACCTATAGTAATTACGTCTGCGGAAGCTGCTGCACCGATATTAATTGTTTTAGCACCTGTGCCACCACCAGCAATTTCTACTGTTCTAGCACCTGTACCTGAGGCAATAGTTACTGTTCCAGTATTAACGCCTGTTGAACTGATTTCATAAGTTGAAGTTACTGCACCTTCAAGAGTGAAGTTGCCTGTTCCAACTAATAAGTCTACACTAGAAGCACCAGTTACAGAACCTGCTGTTATTACGTTCGCAATAGCTCCAGTTCCTATATTTACCGCTTTTGCTGCTGTAGCTCCACCTGCGATATTTACTGTTGTAGCACCCTCTCCAGAACCAATTTGTACAATATTAATACCATCAGAATCACCTAAAGTAATTGTTCCTGTTTGTGATGTACCACCAATGTCTATTGTTCCTGCGGTTGTTGCTGCTCCTATTTCATATGTAGACGCTCCAATGCCATTCAATGCAAAGTTACCTGTTCCTGTATTCATAACAATTGCAGTTGCTCCAGTAACATTACCAAGAGTAAGTGTATGGGCTATCGCGTTTGTTCCAATGTCTAAAGCACCTGTTCCACAATCTATAGTTATTGATGCTGCGCCATTTGATGAACCTAAGGTTAAATCTCTTTCTCCATCAGTAGCTATATTAATCGCTTGGTCAACATCATCATCACCAATGTTAATAGCTGCTGCGCTTGAGTTAAGATCGATTGTACCTGCTGCATCTACAACAAATTTATCTCCAGCATTTGCTGTGATATCACCTGCTGCTGTTGAAGCTAAAGTTATACCGCCTGTTCCAGAATTAACTGTTACTGCTGTGGTTGTTGTTATATTACCAACTGTAATCGCTCTAGCTCCAGCTCCTGTACCACAATTAATAGCTCCTGTAGAAGCATCTGCTCCTAAAGAAAGAGCTACTGCACCAGTTACTATTGTAGCTGAGGCACCTAATGTTGCTAATCCAGTTGTCGACATTGTTGTGAATTCTGCTGCTGCTGGTGTTGTTGATCCAATAGCAGCTGGAACTGCGAAAGCATCACCAAGTTTCGATGGAGTAATTGCTACAGTATCAAGAGCATAGGCTACAGTTTCAGCAGTCGTTGCTATTTGACCTATTCCACTAACTGTTTCAGACCAATTTGGTGCACCTGCAATCGCTACTGCTGCAAGTCCTGCTGGTGTGTTTGCTACTGTTTCTAATATACCTGCTTGTGATTCTGCAACAGTTGCTAGTCTTACTATGCCTTTTACTGTAGTGCTACCATCTGGTGCTGCTGCATCAACCCAGATAGCGTCTCCTGATGAATCTATTCCACCATAAACATAATAATCTGCAGTATCAACTGTTGGCTTATAGATCCATGGAAATCCAATTGAAAATTCTTTATCATTAGCCGTTGGGGCTCTTGGATAAACTTTCGCTATTGGTGGAACATCAATAAATGGTAATTCCGCGCAATAGGCTTTGTAAATTTTTTTTGTCATTTATTCCTCGCGTGTTTAAATGCCCATACGTGACTCGGGCCATAAATATATAATAACATTTTTAATTATTTTTTTCACTTGTTGCTTTTTTAAAAAAAAGAAAAGTGGTACCATTGTACTATGATTAAAAAACAACTTAAAATTAGGGTACATCCCAACAAGCATAAGAGACTTAAATTACTAGCTATTAAGCAGGAAAAATCTCTTAACTATATAATGGATGTAGCTATTGCTGAATTTTTGGCAAAATATGAAAATCTTGATTACGAGGTAATTTTTGATGCAGAAAAATAAAAGTCATCCTCTTGATAACACAAATATAAAATGGGAAGGCAGTGTTGATTACAAAACAGATATTGGAACTACAGAATATTTCTATACAGAGGAAGAATCTTTACACCTTGCATTGTAGGATGTCATCTTGCTTATTTGGCATGTAAGAGAATGAGAGGACTATAATTATGAAAAAATGGATGTGGTTGTTGTCTTTTATATTACATTTGATAATAACTTATCTATTATTTCAGGGATTAATATATCAAAAAAAGATAGTTCGTAAAGTAATTTATCAAGAAAAAAATATAATTAAAAGCATCGATGCTAGAAGGTAGTTATAAGGTTCAATGCCTGAACTTGTGCTAGGGTCACGTCCTAGATGGGAATTGCAAAAGAAAATAACTGCCTTCGTTTGTTGCTGCTTTTAAACGGCCATATAAATTCATAAATATAAAAACATAAAAACATTAATTTAATTATGTTTTCAAGCCTCAAAACTTGCATTTAAATACCAAGTTTAATATATTTTGACCTAAACTAAATTTAAAAATTTTAAAAGGTTAAAAAGTGATGGAAATTATAAAAAATAAACACGAAATACTAGAAAGTTCTAACTATAGTATTTTCAATCTAAAAAAAGATAATAGAGATATTTCAGAATCTCATGTTGAAAACTTATCAAAAGAGATGAAAATTAGAGGTTTTGCACCTTCAAAATCTATTCAAATAGACAGTAATTACAATATTATAGACGGTCAACATAGATTTTTGGCTGCTCAAAAATTAGGAATCCCTGTTTTATATATAATTGATGATACTTTAGATTTTCTTTTGGCGAATAAAAATCAAAGACAGATAGTTACTCATGATTTTGTAAAATATTATACCGCTAATGGACATCAAGATTTTATTAAACTTTCAGATACTTGTAAAAAATATAACATTGACTCGTCAAGAGGGTGTTTTTTATATTCAGAAGAAATGACAAGTCCAGCTTTAATTAGAAAAGGAAAATATAAATTTATAGATTTATCAGAAATTGAAATAGATGAATTGACTAAATATTATTTAAATCATGATAATTTTGTAAAAAACAGAAAACTTAAACCTAGATGTCTTGGTAACCATAGAAATATTTTGTTTTTATTCAATATTTTTTACAGATCAAAAATGTTTCAAATGGAGGATTTTGAAAGTAATATACACTTTAAATGGAAAAGTTTTATATGGGATACTCCTGTTAAGCATTTGATTAAAGAATTCTTAAAAATTTATAATTATCACAAATCTACTTATAAGGTAGAATATAGTATGTTTATTAAAAAATTTCAGAAAAAATTGAAATTGAAAAAATAACAAATAGGTTAAAAAACATGGAAAAAAAAAAGAATATAAGTCTTATAAAGATTTAACAATAGGACAAAGAAAAGTTTCATTTGTTAAATGGTTGATGAAAAAAGGTGTTAGCAAAGAAGAAGCAAAGTTAATATGTTATAGAAAATTTTATAGAGAAGAAAGAAATAGATAAAATGCTAATAGGATATGCCAGAGTCTCAACAGATAACCAAGTATTAGATCAGCAAATAGACGCTTTACTTAAATATGGAATTGATGAACGTAATATTTATAAGGAACAGATATCTACAAGATCTAAAATTAGACCAGAACTTGATAATGTTTTGAGTTATTTAAAAGAAGGAGATACATTAGTTGTCTGTAAATTAGATAGATTAGGGAGATCAGTACAACATCTGATTGAATTGATGAACGGATTTGAAAAAAATGATATAAATTTTGTTTCTTTATCAGAAAAGATTGATACTTCATCTGCTGTTGGTAAGATGATTTTTCATATTATTTCTGCCTTTGCTGAGTTTGAAAGGAATATTATATCAGAAAGAACAAAAGAAGCACTTGCAGCGGTACGAAAAAGAGGCAAATCGCTAGGAAGGCCGTTTATATTGAACACAGAGCAAAAAGAGGCTATAGAAGACTATCTATCAAGGGGTATGTCAAAACTGGCTGTAGCACGCCTTATAAACATTAAGTCTACAACTCCGATCTATAATTACTTAAAAGGTAAGGAAAATGAAGATTTCAAAAAAAGAAAGAGATTTAATTGATTTTTTAATTAAGCAACCAGTTAGCAAAGAAGACAAAGAATTAATAGATCCATATAAAAAATATGCTTTTGATTTTGCTACTACTATCTATTCACATAAATTAATCAATGAAAAGAAATTTGATGAATGTGAAGAAACCATTGATAGCTTGGGTGATAAATTTTTACTTATAGAAATTAAAAAAGACCATGGAATATTAAGATCTATAGAACCAATATTAAAATATAGTAGGCATGGAAGAATCGATTTAAGTCTAAATTTAGAAGAAGATCTAAGTCAAGTGGGTTACATAATGCACTTTTTAATTGGGATAGAAAATTCAAAACAAAAAATATATTCTAAGGAAGACAAAACTAAGTGGTTAAACGATTTATTTTAGGAGGAAGGGAAATTATGTTTTTAAGAGTTAGAAATGATTGGATTAAATGTTCATCAATTAATAAATTTTGGGTAAAAGATGAAGATGATGAGGCTCGGATAAATTTTTATGATGGAAATTCAAATTTATTAGGAACAATCACCTTTGAACTTCCCGATGAATCAAAATATCATGAAGAGTATATTAATACTTTAACACTTGCATTATGTAAATTTATAAATTCTCCAGACTGCGAAACATTTACAGATATTGAAGACATTAATGAACCTATTATAAACAATTTTGATGATAAAATATCATCCGAAGATCCATATTAAAGATATAAAACATGAGCAAGAACCAGAAAACATATAGGCAATGCCACCATAAATGCGAAGAGTGCGGTCAAGATCACGATTTGTTAGTGCATCATATTGATCGAGATAGAGATAATAACGAGTTCGAAAACTTTATGGTTCTCTGCACTTCTTGCCATGCTATTACACATAAACGAATTAACAATATAGCTAAGATGCAATATTTATATATGAATAGACCAGAACAGTTAACTTTTAATTTTAAAATAGGTAGATAAACAATGGATACAGTATATCGTTATCGTGAAGGTTATATTGAAAAAGCATTTAGATACATTGCTCAAGAGATAGAACAAAAAGGCAATCCTGAAAATATTAATATAACCGATGAAACTTTGACTAAGATTAATAATACTTTTAAGCTAGCAGGTTTAATCTTCTTAAGTGACTATTCTTATTTTATCAAAAAAATAAAAGATAGTTATGAAAATAAAGATGTTAATTATAACGTAAGTATAGACATTGAATTTCCAAATATAAACTTTTTAGAATTGAGGGAAAAATGATTAAATACGCGTCTATAGACGATATAGCAAATAATGAGAGATATCCTTTTACTAAGGGACAGGTAAGGCATTTCGTTGCTAAGCGTAAGACTAATGGGCTTACTACCAGTATTAGAAAAATTGGTAGGAGGGTTTATATTAGAGAAGATCTATTCGATGAATGGGTGGAATCTTTTAAAGATGAGATTACTGTTGAAGACCGAGTAGAATTAATTCCTATTTCTCTTCCTCTTGGAGATATTCCTATAGGAGACAATGGATCAGTTTTGCGTGCTATTAAGGTCAGCATTGATGAAATGGGTCTGTCAGTTAGAGCTAAAAGATGCTTATACCATATGGGAATTAAGTATGTGTGTGATTTAACTGATAAAACTGAAACAGAACTTTTAGAATGTAAATCAATGGGCAAAAAATCACTAAACGAAATAAAAGATAAACTATTATCATATGGTTTAACGCTAGAGGAGGAGTGAGATGGGAGTAATACTATTACCTTTTAAGCTATTATTTATAATTATATGGGAGATATGTGAATGGTATGCAGACTAATGATAAAGATAAAGAAATACTAAAAGATATTGAAGAAGATACATTTGTACCTCCTTGTGTGCCTTATCAGAGAACAATTGAACATGATGATGGAATTATTGAAATAATTATGTATGATTAATTACTTTTCCTTTCTAATTTGTTCTTCGAGTAATTTCTGAGCCATTTTAGTCTTTTCTAATGTCGATCTATGTTTGTTAATGTCTCTTCTTACCCATCGCTCAAATTGTCTCGCTTTTACTTCATTTAAATTTTCTAAATATGCCTTATATATTTCTTTCTGATTTTCAAATCCACTTGGTGGAGTTTGCGCTCTTCTTTTGGCTAATCGGCTACTACCCCCTTTTGTTAATCTCATGCTTTGTAAGCCATGAAGACCTTCATGAGATAAAATATTATTAACTTTCTCTGGTGTTAAATTAGGGGCTAATAAAATAACATCTTCATTAGCAGCAAAACCACCCCAAGGTAAATTCGCTCCGTCCCAATGACGATTAATTGCCACCCTAAAATCTTTAATCTCTTCAAAATTTTTCACTAATTTTGGGTCTTTTATAATATCCTTTAATTTTCCCAAATAAACTCTTCCGTCAGTAGGGACTTTACCTTTAGACCACGAAGCACTTTCATAATATTTACTAAACATGTCTGGTTTTAAATATTTATTCCATTCTCTTTTAGTCAATTTAATATTATCACGATATAGGGGGTTTGATTCTCTTAATATATCACCTTTTCTTTCAAATTGAATAGGCTCTTTAAGAAATTGTATCTTTTTAAATTCAGGATTAACTTCAAGTATCTGATCTAATATTTTTGAATTTTCAATTGATGGATTTTCCTTATTTATTTTCTGGTAGGCATTTCTCACTTTATTATATGTTTGCTTTTCAATAGCATCTAGTTCTTTAAATCCAGCTTGAGCTTCCCCAAATTTTCCTTTTTTGAAGTCTTTTAAAGCACTTTCCCATGTAGTTCTAAATTTAGGGTATGCAAGCATTTTATTTCTTAGGATTTTAACACCTTTATTTAATGCTGATGCTTTGCTCCATAATGGACTGATTACCCATTTACCACCGAGCTTCATCATATCAGTAAGACCTAGAGCTTCACCTTTCTTAAGCAAAGACATCGCTTTTTCAGTAGGAAGGAAGTCTTTCATTATAGCTTCCATATCCTTATAGCCCTCTTTACCAAGGATATTTCTAAATGATCTCTGCGTTCTCTTGTCTTTGAAAAACTTATTAGCCTCTTTATAATTAATCTTTTTATCAAATACCTTGTCCATGAAACCATCAATATTCTCTAAATCCATTAGTTCACTATATTTCTTATTAGAATATTTAAATAATTTATTAAATTCAGAATCGGGGTGGTGAGTTTCAAATGTATCAGCAATAGTCCTGTTGTAGTCTAATAACGCTTCTCTTTTTGCTCTGTTTTTCGCTCCTGACTTGCCAGGTTCATATAATTCACTAAATGCTTCGTTATTTTTACGATATTGCTCTACAGATTTAGCTGGGGAAGCTTGAATTTTACCATCCATTGTTTTGGCTAACTTTCCAACTTCTTCTACATATGCTTGTTCAAATTCATTTTTAGATAAACCTTTAGAATCTCTTAAATTTTTATTTGCTTTCTTGATAAAATTAGTCTTGATTTCTTGCATTGGAATTGTTTCATCAATATTTCCAGCTAGTCTTTCAACGTCTTTAAATGTATCATTAATCTTCTGAGGGAATGAAGGATCTTCAGCTAACGATCTTGCAGTTTCGCTTTCTTTCTGTATTAGTTCAGTCGTTAATTTTTTTACGTCTCCTTCTACAGCTCCCTTAACATTTTCATATTGTGATGGGGTTAATTTTGTATCTTTTTTTAATCCTTCATACCATCTAGTTGGCATGCCTGATGCTTTCTTTACTTTTGAAAATTTAGGTATTGGAGTTCCAGTTGATAATCCAAGCGAAGTTATATCTGCTAACGTATCTGGAACGCCTACTTGTCGTAACCCTTCTGATACAGTTGGGGCTATTACGGCAGCGGTAGCTTTCTTTCCTATTCCTCCTGGTCTGATTTTACCAGCACTTCCAGCTAATCTTAATCTTTCTTGTAGTTTTGTCCGTGCTTCTAAAGGTAATCCTGTTTGTTTTTCTAAAAAAGAAGCTATGTTTGAAACAGTGGGGACTGTACTGGATGCTGCACTTAATGCTTCCATATATTTTTCTTTATTAAAAACAGGCTCGTCTTTCCATGGTGCTTGAGGAAACTTCTTTCTTAATTCAGCTTCTTTATTACCGTATTCCCACTCTTGCATTTCAGCTAGTCCCTCTCCAGCTCCAAGAGCCTGCCATGCTCCAGCAATTATTCCAGGAGTTGTCATTTCTAATGCGCCTATCACTGGCTGTACCGCATATCTAGCTGAGGTTTTAAGAAGACCTTCTTTCTCTGGCATTGAACGAGTTTCATAATCAGGTAGACCTTCTAAAGAAGACCAGTCTAACTTGCCTTCTGCCTGTTGTGATGCAGCTTGCTGTGGAGCTTTTTGCTCTAATCCTTCTAAAGAAGTCCAATCTAATTTTGTACTCATCGTATTAATTTTCCTCCACCATTTAACCATTGATCTAATTCATTATTTGGTGCTTGAACTGGCTTTCCATCAGGAGACATAACCCAAGTAAACCCAGGTTTTGCAGGTGTATCTTTAACTTCTGACTTTGCAAATGGCATATTTAACATTTGAGCTGATTTAAATTTACCTTTATCAATATCAGCGTATGTTTGGATCAATTCTTTTTGTTGTTCCATAACATAAGGTTTCAATTGCTCATGAACTTTTTGTTGCATACCTCTAGGAGGTTCTCTTCCAGCCTTTAGGTATTGACCTCTTATTCTGTCATATATTTCTAACTCTTTCTCAATTACATCTTGTTTATACTGTTGAAATTCTGTAATTTTTTGGTTGGATTCTTCTGTTTTTCCAGGGTTTTGAAGTGCATTTAATAAGTTTTTTTCTATAAGTTGGTTAAGTTTTGATCCACCTGGCATACCTTTTAGATCGGCCACAAAAAAATCTTTTACAAAACTTGATAATTGCTGGGCATTAGCTGTTTTAATATAATCTTGAGCGTCAAATGGTGCGAATGTAGAAATTAAATTTCTTAAATTTCCTATTTTTCCATCAGATTTAATTAAATTGTCTCTGATACTTAATAAAGTTGCTTGACTAGTACCCTGTTCCTGTCTCTTATTTTCTAAATTAGTAGCATAAGGCTTGTTCTCTTCAAATGCTCGCTTATCTGCTTCAGAAGACACCTTGTCCGTTAACTTCTTGTCTTGTAGGCGTTCTTGTTGTAGAAAAGTTTCTTGATGTTGAGCTTCTTGCATCATCATTTTAGCTTGCGGATGATATCCTTCTGCTTCTAATTTTGCCGCTTGATTCTTCTTATGATTTATTTCAGCTAATTTGTTATTATACTGCTCTTCAGCTACAGGTATAACTTCTTTTTGGACACGATCAGTAACACCTTTTAAAATTGTATCTGGCTGTTCTGTTCCGTCTGGTTGTTGTTGAGCTCCATCTGCTTGCTGTTGCTGAGGCTTGCTTTCTCCTTCCTTGGAAGCTGGGCTATATGGCTTCATAATTGCATCAAGACGTTGCTTCTTTGTTATAGCTTGCATAGCCTGTCCTAAAGAAGTGCCTAAACTGCTTATTCCTTCACCTAAACCTGAACCATAAGTTAACTTAGTAACCATTTTATTTTCCTCCAAACTTTGCCATTATTCCAGCTCCACCTAAGTTTCCAATTGCTTTAATAATATCACCTAAAATACCTTGCTGTTCATGTATCATTGGTGAGAATTGTTGTTGTCCTGCTGCTTGCATACCTCTATTTTGCCCGAGATTGTATTGATTCATCATCTGTCCACCTAACATACCGCTTAGATCTGTAGCACTCTGACCTAATGCTTGATTCAACGCACTTGAGCCAGACTCATCCATTCCCATAAACTGTTCTTTAATCCCAGGAATTATTTGTCTTTGCATCTGTTGTTGTGCTGGATCTACAAACGATTTCTGGAACATATCCTGAAATTGTTGAGGATCTTGTCCTTGCATTGTGTTTGATAGAAATTGTTGCTGTTCTGGGTTTAGTAAATCAACGTTGCCTTCGTGTGTAACACCACCCATCATAGTTTTTCCCATTTTAGCCTCCTTTAACTTGCTATAGCTTCTGTTTTAATATTTTCTTTTAGTTCCTCTTTTGGAGGTTTTTCTTCTTTCTTAACTTCTTTTTTGGGATCATACTCCATAAGAATGGATTTACTGCGGTGGAACCCATATCGCATTGAATGTTTTTCGTAGTTAGTCACCCAATAGATCTTATTTAAATGTGCTTTATTTCTAATGTCTTTGATATGTTCAGCTAGCTTTCTTACTGCTTCTCCTCGGTACCAATACTCTTTATCCATGCTAAATACTTGTATAATGATATCTTTGGATAATGAATCAACACAAAACCATAATACACCCTTTACTTGGTTCTCTTGGTCTGCTAAAACATACAGATGATTAAAAGGATTGAGTACTATTCCTTTATCGCCTTGCATCATACAATTAATCTGTTGATATTTGAAAAACTCTTCTACGGAGTAATCCCTGTCTCTAACTTGCTCTACTAGGTAATGAGGTACGTGATCAGGTGTGAAAACGCGAACCCAGCGGAGTTCTTCTATTTTTTTCATGTTTTTTCCTTTTATTCGTCTTCCAGTCCTATATATCTAATAGAACCTATTAAATGTCCTGTATTTAGAATAGCTTTTTGTATTGTTGTAACTGTAGGTCCACATATCCAAAACTCTCCCCTATATGTATCTGGTATAGCGTTTATTACGACTACTGGATATGTTGCCGCTAAGGCTAAAGTATATTGAACAGCTCCTACAAATGGCTTGCCTGAACTCTTAGTTACTTTATATGGTAGTTCTAAGTATATATTGCCACTAGCTGTGGTAGACGACCATTCTATATCAAAAAATAGTTCTGTATAGATTCCTTGCCTAACAGACCATCCTACTTGTGTAGTATAAGTGAAAGTTCCTGCTACCGTTCCATTAAGTGTTGGAGTCCATTTTGCTTGATCTACTTCTGTATCATTTCTAATAAATCCATTAATATTTTCAGTAAGACTTTCGTACATACCCTGAAGTTCTTTTACTAAATCTTTTAGATATTTATCTCTATC